GACCACAGCTTTTGCATTTCCAAACGTGTGGGGCAATTGCAACTACCTCAAATTCGGAATGACCGCATTCCTTACAGGCAAAGGGGGGCAAGGGGTGAAAATTTACATCCAGGTGCCCAACGTGAGTTAATACTTTACCCAGCTGAGCCTCAGTCAGATAAAAATTAGCATAAAGGTCGATACAACTATCAACAGCTATCTGGATTATGGCTGAAAGCATATCCCCAAAATTATTATAGGTCTCGGATATACCCCCTACTTGGCCATTTTTAAGAATAATGGTAAAGTGATAAGGCTGTTCGATAAACGGGTTTTTGTGAATCTTGAATTTCATAGGATTAAGGTTAAAGTTTAAAGTCCTTAATGATTTTATACAATAGATAACCCAAAAATAGGGCTAATACTATCACCATAAAGGTAGCAACGGGATTAAAGTTAGTCATATGGGTATCTCCTCAATGTTATTTAAACTGGTTTTGGTTTGGGGTGGGCAATCACAATAAGGAACATAGGGAGAATGTGACTTCCCACATCTGGGGCATATCCAACCCATTATCCCTACAGTTCCCCCTTTATCATTAGGTACTCTAAAGGGTATTTTAGATTCACCGGCATGTGGCCCACATTTACACATCTTATGATGGTCACTGTGGGTAAAGGGTTTATTACATTTTGGGCATTTATAAAACTTTGGCATATTATGGATATTTAAACATAAAAAAGGGTGAGACTCCTCCCACCCCTTAACCCTACACTCTCATTTACCGTCCCCACTGTTTTAAGCTAGCTAAGGGTATTATATTGCATTAGCTAGTGTATTTATAATAAATAGTATAAGGTTTACTTGCTAGTTGCATGTATTTTACTAGAAAGGCTCTTAACCCTAAACTTTAACCCTTCCCACAGGTTGGGGTAACAGGGTGACTCTTTGTCTGCTGGAGGTACCGGGAGTATTCTAAAGCTATTCTTAGGCTTAGGGGAAATATTCTCATATATAAGGTTACCATAATGATCTCTGGTAACTTTAACTATCGCTGAATAGTCCTTACCACCTTCAGTAGCTAAGTCTACTCCAACAATATAAGCATGATCTAGGTTCTTAGTTGGAGGTGTAAATATTCTACACATCTCTAAATAAGCCTCCTTATCAATAATAACATGCTTGGGGTCTACTTTTAAGGTTTTTTCAAGATGTGGATGAGTATGTAACTTTACTCGCTTCCTCATTTCTGGATTATCCATGTCTTGGGTGCAAAAGGATTATGATCATTGGGATTGGGGGGTATGGGGATTATTTTCTTACCAGTTATATCCCCGGGATTCTTGTTTTGGGATTTACGTATCCCTTTATTCAGAAATTCCGCCTCACATTCGGGGCAAAGAGATTTTTTAAAGTTATCATAAAAGGATTTATGGCATCCCCGATTCTGGCAGTGATTTACTCTAGGCATTATAAGTGAGTTAGGGTTATACAAAATGCGAATTAAAATATAGAATTAAGCATTCGGTGCCCGAATCCGACACCCGGGGTGTTTCAAGGGATTAAACGTAATCCCCGATGAACATACTGCTGCAGTCAGGCCCATTAACATGGGTACTAGATTATCTGGAAATAACACCCCCCGGGTTACCCAAGGAAAACCCCAGAACCCAGCCAACCGGATATCCAGCATGATGGTACAACCATTAAAATAGGTCGAGGCTCTGGAGTTAGAATTATAGGTCATAAATTGTGGGGTGTTTCAAGTATTAATAGTACATGAGGCAGCAAGATCAAAAATACTTACTTATGAGAGTAATGGGGGTTAATGGGGGTAACGGAGTAATTTTATTCCCCTTTAGAAAGCAGTTAATAATAAACATTGAGCCTCGTAGTTTATTCAAAACTCCTGGCAATGTCCAATGGAAGGCCAATTTTGGGTATATACCCTTAATTAATGAGCCTACCTTTGAAAAATGTTGGGCTGCCTGGGAAAACGAGGACTTAAGAGATCCTGATATTATAGTTGGAGCACCAGACTGTGGTGATAGTTCTATATTATCCTATTCTAGGCGTAAAAAACTGGGTAACCCTAAGGAAAACGTTAGTTTACTCCTGTTTTTCGAATTTGTTAACCGTTTGAAGCCTAAGGCATTTTTAATGGAAAACCTGCCCAAATTACTCGAAACCATCTCTAAGGACGATTTCGCCCTCCTCTTCCCAGAGTATGAACTGATCTACCATACCCATACAGTAGGCCAATGGGGTAATTCTCAGCTATCCAGGGTAAGATTAGTGGTAGTGGGTATAAGGCGAGACATTGCAACCAAAGAATTGAGAAGGGCAATGAAAAGGGTATTTAGGGTAAGGTCTATAAAATACTCAGGAAAGCTCACCCTTAACATGGGAACTGCTACCGGACAGGAAACTGAAAGCCCAAGTGAGGTAATAACCCTCTATGCTGGGTATAAAGCCAAGATATCCGATATAACCCGGGAATGGAACACCCGGTTGATGGGAAAGAAGAGATGGACAGTTGAGGGTAGGAATTTTAGTACAGCACCTGGGGTGTACAGGAATATCGAATTTGACTACCCGGCAACGGCCCGTAAAGCGAATAGGCAGTTTAATCACAAGGGAATGATGATGAGTCCAAGGGAACTGGCCCGTATACAGGGGGTACCTGATACCTTTGTCATTTACACTGAAAGATCAAGACTCAATTTTTGGATTAATAAGGGAAGAACAAGCGTGACTAAAACCCCACCCATGGAAATACCTCGATGGTTTAAATTACAACTCTGGAAAACATTGGGAAATACTACCTGAAAGTAGGGCAAATTCCCCCTTTATAGTTTATAGCCAACATTGGGATATATTTATATCTAAAAGATATATAAATATAGATACCCAATGGGTTGGTTTTATTAACCTTTTAATGTAAGTAAAATGAAAAAACAAGATGTAAGTTTTTGGTCTAAGGTGCTAGGTTTGGTGATAGCAATTTTAGTGATATTGTTTATCGGTATCAGGTTAGGTAAATCCTACTACTCTAGCAATATCACTAACACTGAGTATATCACTGACACGGTGTGGTCAGATAAGCCCTATGTTTTACCTATTGCCCCTAAGGGATTCAAGTATACCGTCAAACCGGCTATTGTAACGTATCAAAAGCCTGATCCAGCTTTGGAAGGTGTATTATCAAGGATTAATGACTCCTTACAACAGGTAATCACTAATTATAAGGGTAAAGTGGATACTGTATATGTTTCAGATAAATTCCTTACCTTTTACCCTATTGCCCCCAAATTACTATCATTTTACCTTAAATATGATTCTATCTGGATAACCCTATTTAATACTAAGGCAGATGTATACACTTTACACTACCCATTAGCATTTCCGGAGAATGCCTATTTCTTCAGTGATAATAAGTTAGTCTCTAAGCCATTTGATTTACCCAAGAAAAAGGTTAAACTAAAACCCTCCATGGCAGTTTATACTGGATTGGGTTTACCCATCAATGGGACTATCTACCCTTTACTATCTATTCAATACATACAGCCTATCAGGCCTGCCCAATTACAACTAGAGGGCCAGATGACTATTAGTAATAAACCCCAGTATCTAATAATCGCCAAAGCTGGCTTTAGGATTTTCTAATGCTTATTACAAACAGTAAACCCTTAACCTATAAACAATTAGAGGAACTGAAGAAGTCAATTGATGACCTCTACTTTTTCTCTACTTTCATTTATGTCCGACATCCGGTACGGGGTAAAGTAAGATTTGAGTTATACCCATTCCAAAAGCTGGTATTATACTATTTCCTAACCAAAAGGTTTAACATAGTAAAAAAGTTCCGCCAAGCAGGGCTAACCGAGCTCATATCTATGTTCTGCCTTTGGTTAGCAATGTTTTTCCCAAATAAGAACATCCAAATCATCTCTATTAAGGATAGGGTTGCTAAAAAGGTTTTAGGTAAAATCAAGTACATGTACAAGAATTTACCTGAACATTTAAAAACTCCCATAGTAAATGGCCGTGGTGCTGACTTAGGAACTGCCACTGAAATGGAATTTTCTAATGGGTCCACAATTACTTCAATCCCTACTACCGAAGATGCTGGTCGTTCAGAAGCTTTAACCCTATTAATCATTGATGAGGGTGCTATCGTAAGATGGGCATCTAAAATCTGGGCAGCAGCTTTCCCTACTCTATCTACCGGGGGCTCTGCAATAGTAAATTCTACACCTTATGGGGTTGGTAACTGGTATCACAGTACTTGGGTTGAAGCGTTATCTGGAGGAAACCCTTTTAATGCAATTAACCTTAAATGGCAAATGCACCCAGAGAGGGATATCGAGTGGTACCGAGAAATGCGTAAGGCTCTTGGCCCACGGCGAACAGCACAGGAGGTCGATGGAGACTTTCTGTCCTCTGGCGATTCAGTATTTGACTTAATGGATATTAAGGGTATAGAAGATAACCTGGACGATTACCCACCAGTTGAGAAGAGATTAAATGGAAGTTTGCTCATTTTTGAAAAGCCACAGATAGGGGTATCCTATTATATTGGTGCTGACGTATCTTCGGGACGTTCACGAGATTACGCCGCCTTTAGTATAATGGATAAGTGGGGGGAT